CTGATATAACTTTTTCAAATCTATGAAACATTGATTTATCTAACCCTTGTTCGTTCATAAATCCTCTATTCATTTCAAACCCTTTAATTTCTAAATGCCCCATACATATTTCCGCATTTGAATTTTCAATAGCATATAAAGAATCTTCATACGTATCATCACATATCCAAGGCATAAACAAAATCTTTAAACCATCTAGGGTTACTTCTTTTGGTTTTGCATATATCCAAGGTTCATTTTCACCATCATAAGTTGTACATAATTCAGTAATTGCATTTACATTATTTGTATTCTTATAATAAGTATCGTGGTTACCCAATATAATATGTGTATCTACCTTTTCTTCCCAAAGTCTTTTCATAAACTTTTGCCGAAAGAAATTAGCCGTCTTATAGTTTATAAATTTTCGTCTATCAACTACGTCACCTAAATGTACTAATGTCGTGATGTTGTGTTCTTTTATATATGGAAAAAACACTTCATTATAAAACCGTTCTTGATACTGTACAAAATGAGGACTATCATTCCGACAACCAAAGTGTGTATCATTTAGCAAGGCAATCTTCATTGATAATAATTCTCCAATATAAAGTCGTGATAACTTGTATGTGTTTCAGCATCCTTATTCCATATGTCTTTACGTATATCTAATTTTTTAAAATATGGATCCATTATTTCTTTTATTTCTTCTTTAGTTTTATGTGTATGATATACTAAATTAGGTATATCATCTGGTGCCCAATTAAAACCAGCAGCTATAAAATGTAATCCACTACTACCAGCTTTTTCAGGAGTATCAATAGGAAACTCCCAATATTTATTTCTTTGTAAAGCAGCTTGTAAATATCCAAGGAACATTTTAGGTTGCTTCGTAATTAAACTTTCTTCCCATACTCTATTGTTATTTGCTTTCCAATATGGTGTATCATTTCTTGTTGATAATGCATAATGCAACCCAACAAATTCAGCAAAAGTATAATATATAGATTTACAAGCAAATGTGAAGTTGTCTTTATCCCATTGTGTAATTTCACCTCTTCTTAAATTTCTTACAAGTTCTATTAAAAATTCGTGTACTGAAAACAAACCATTACTCTCTAATGGTTCAATAAATCCAGCAGCTAATCCGATAGCAGCCACATTTTTTACAAATAATCTTTCGTGTATACCACACTTCATTTTAAGATTTCTAAATTCGTGTTCTTCATTACCAAACCCAGGTCGTACACCTGCTAAATGATTTTTAAATTCTTTTAAAGCAGTTTCATCATCTACAAATTTATCTGAATAAACATAACCTGTTCCAACTCTACTCCACAATGGTATATTCCATACCCAACCGTTCTCTATTGCTGTACAGTTGGTAAAAGATTCAACTTCTTTCTTTTTATCTACATAAGGAATCTTGGTTGCCCACGCCTTATTATTTGGTAGTTTAGGGATAGGTTCAAAAGGTTCTTTTAATGCCTCTCCTAAAAGCATTGCTTTAAAACCTGTACAATCAATATATAGGTCTGCTTTATGTTTGCCGTTTAAAGAAACAATACCATTTTCATCTTGTTCAATATCTTTTATGTCTTCTTGAATATATTTTACACCTCTAGGGATACAATAATAATCCTTCAACCATATACCAAATTTAATTGCGTCAAACTGATAAGCAGAATCTTTATCATTGTCAAAACCGTAGAAGTTTTGAGCACCTTTACCTTGATTAATTAATGCCATAACAGGAGAAAAACTATCAGCATAATCTGAAACAGGTGTTTCTGGATAATATGCCTTTTTCAACCACCAATCATTATAATTTAATCTAGTTCCTTCTGTTACAACTGCACCAAAAGGATAGTGAAATGCCGACTCGTCTTTTCCATTAAAGTCTGTAAACTTAATACTAAATTTAATAGTGCCATCTGTATGTTTTAAAAATTCTCTATCATCTATGCCTAGAAATTTTGTCCATTGTTTAACTTTTGATATTGTACTTTCACCAACTGATATTGTTGGAACGTTAGGTGATTCTAATACTGTTATATCTTTGTCGGGAAATGCTCTAACTAAAGTAGCAGCCGTCATCCAGCCAGCAGAACCTCCACCCACTATCAAAATCTTATCACACTTCATAATTATTTTTTTCTTTTATAAAAACTTTTAACTGGTTTCTTTTTAGTCGTTTTTTTCTTAACTGGTTCTTCCGCTGGTATATTCTTTCGTAGAAATTCTGTAAATTGATTTTTAAACTCTCTATCTTCTCCAGGTTGCAAAGTCATATCATCATAGTTTGCGTTTTGAATCATACGGTGTTTAATAGTTGTTTGTTTCTTCTCTTTCTGTATTCTCCGTACAAAAGCATAGTAGATAATTTGTGTGAAATATGCAAAGGGATTGTTAGTTTTTTTAGGATTAAAATTGTCAAGATACTGTAAACAGTTTTCTATACCATCTGATATCATATCATCACGATAGGTATAATTTATAAAGTTTGGTCTATAAGATAAGTGATTCGCTATTTTCAAAAAACACTCACCAACATAGTCTGGTACAACTGGTTTAGTTTGTTTGTTTCTTTTTGCTCTATTAATAGACTTTTTATAGTCCACCATAGCGGCAAAAAATTCTTTATTATTTACGTAGTGTTCTGGTTTTTTCTTTGTTCTTGTTGAATTCATCATAATTACATATTACACCATTTTTTATATATTGTCAATGCTGAAACCAACATTGACTTTTCCCAAATTTTGTGTATAATGGACTATGTAGTCTGTTGGAGAACGCTCCAAGCACCCTAGTGGAGAGTTCTTTTAGTTGCCTTGTCTTTAAAGATTTCATTTAACATTTCATTATCTTCTTCTGACAATTGTTCTCGTTGAAAGAACCCACCCTTGCCCTTTTTAGGTTGGTCTAATTTATCATAATCATTTGCCAGATTTAAATAACTTTTTGACATATCTCCAGACGCCATAGTTATTGTCATTATCTTATCTTTCGGAATAGTAACTACTTTATCTGGTGTATAATTAACCCATTTAATAAGAGCAATATAATCTCTTATTCCCATAGGTGTCATCTGTGGAATATACTTAATCTGTAATGGTTTGCTGATTCGTAGCAAAGGAGATTTGTCTGGTAGTTGTTTCTCTCCAGCTGGTAAATGTGCAACAACATCATCACCATTAACTAGTTTGATTATTCTTATGTCAGCTTTTACTTCCATTTTTCTCCAGTTCTATGTTGTGGATTTCATAATCAAAGTCTTCACTATTGTATATATTTATACGCTCTCTAAAGTGTTGTAAAGTGTAGTTTTCCTTTTCCCCATAGGAAAGGTCATCAGCAATGTCATACAACGTTGCGTGTGATTTGTTATCTTTTAGTCTTAATCCTCTACCGATTGATTGTAAATTTCTTATCCGAGATTTACTAGGGCTGCTAAAAACAATATTGTGTAGATTACGAATATTGATACCAGTACTGAACGTCCCATAACTAGCGACAATAATCGCATTATCAGACTTTTCTGTAATGGCTCTAACTTGTTCTCTTTCATTTGCTTCCACTCCTCCGTGGATGTAGAAAATAGGTCGGTCACCTGCCTTTTCCTTAATTAAATTAAATAATAACTTACCGTGCTTTTCTACATACTGAAACAAGCATAAAGTGTTGCCGTGTAATTTAGTGGCCAAGTTCTTAATGTATTTATTCCTTTTCTCATTTCTAACTAAAAAATCCATTTCTTCTTGATAGGTTTTATTTTTTAGGAAATCTCTTTGCATTTTGCTATATTGTAAAACTAAACAGAAAATTTTAAGTTTAGCTAGTTGTTCTTTGTCTTGGAGTTCAGTTGTTGTAGTGACTTTATTAACAGCACCAAACAGTCCTTCTAATACTAGTTTGTGTGTCTTACTATCATCTAGGGTACCTGTACAACCTATCTTATATTTACAGTTAGTTAACTTCGTTAGTATTTTAGTTAGTGATACTGCTTTAAATAGATGTGCTTCGTCACCAATTATCATACCATAGTCGCTAAAGTAATTCTTTGATAAATTATAAATTGATTGCCAAGTAGATATGACTACTCTTTTAGGTGTTATCTTACTATGACCTTCATA